TAAGCCTCGCCTGTGTAACTACCAGTAAGTCGGCTCTGATCTGTTCCTGTTCCTGTAATAAGAAGGAAAGGCAACGCGCTTGAAGTAGGTGAATAGTTAGCGCCTGCGCGAGCATAGAAAGATAAAGTCACGGTTTTTCCAGCAAGCGGGATCGAATTGACTGACTCAAAAGACTGAATGAGGTTCATTCCGCCTGTGCCAGTTTGACCTGAATTGCGCTGAAAACGCAGACAATACTGAATGTTTGGAAGGTTTGTTGTGTCGTTAGTTGCTTGGCGGCTGAAAGTTGAAGCCTGATTAGTACCTGTTCCAGTTCCCCATCGATCAGAAAGATAAACTGCGCTAGTGCCTGCTGCAACAGAGAATGAGGTTCCACGCTGCCAGACGCTCATATTTGAGTTTAGGGCGCGATTTTTACCCGCAGCATACTGCGCGCCATCGAGGGTGTTAATAGCCCCGCCGATATCGTTCATATTGGTCGCGGTTAAGATATCGCCTGTAGCGTAGTTAACCTTGCTTGGGAATGTTGCCATCTATTTATTCTCCTAGTACGCCAGAACGGATGTGCCTATTATACCGAACTCTGTGCCTAAAACGAGTCCATCGGTGATAGGTTCGAGAGTGGTTATTGTGACTTGCATCTGATTTGGCGTGATATCCCATGCAAAGCCTTGAGCCTGAAGTGTTTTAATGATCGTTGATCCATCTGGCTGAATGTTAGTTATTTTCAGCGGTGTGAAGTAATCCAAGTCAAGAATGGTGGCAGTTGGTACGGCTGTGTCCTGCAAGTCAATAAGCATTGCGTCAATGCGGATGGTTGTCTCTTGACGAGTTGCGACGTAGATGCGAGCAATGTTTAGAGTGTCCGCATCTGTCTGCGCCACTAGGTTTTCTTGGTTTAACTGGTGAGGGAAGTATTTAGCGATGGAAGCTGCGTTCTCTGATACCTGCTGAGTGCCACCAACGCGAGTCATGCCGGCAGAGTTGATGATCAACTTATCATCGAAGGCAAAGACTAGGTTCTTATATGGGATGCCGCCTGTTTGATTAAACTCGATGGGAGTCGCACTAGCTGAAGTAATCGTGTTGGTGCGGTTCTTGAAGACTGCTGTGCCTTCTTGGTTGATATAAAAAGCGCCCTGTTCTGAGAAGGCTGCGTTGAATAGGGCATCGAGGGAAGTTCTAGCAGTGCCAGGATCTGCCACGCAGGTGGTTGCGCCTGTATCTATTTGGCGCATATTCGACGGCCAGAATACTTGATCGAGGATCTTGCTAGTTCGTGTGCCAGTATCTTGCCCTGCTGTGGCGCTGGCAACGGTTGTAACGGTTGCCTGTTGCATAAGTCTCAGTGCATCTGAGCAGATGATGTCCACATAGCCAATTTCCTGACCTTGAGGATAGGTGTACTTATATTCAGTTGTATAGCCAGAGTAAAGGAAGTAAGAGACTCCGTTATAGGTAGCGGCTACGCGCAGTTTGCGTAGTGGGGTTAAGTAGCCGTAATAAGGAGAATTGACGTTTTGAGGATTAAAGTACGAAAGAGGATCTAGAACTCGAACAGTGCAAGTGCCAGCCTCGTACTGATCGCGCATGATATTGCGACCGCGACGAATGCTGATTTGGCGCACGTCTGGAGTTAGATCAACTACTGGCTCAATAGGTGTTGAGGCAGCTAGTGTGCCTGTTCCCAATAGACCGTACTTAGCATCTCCCAAAGTCATAGGGTTGCCGAAAGTCGGACCCGATGAGAAGTCGAAAGATACGGATATCTGAGCGGGAAGACTCACGTTAGGAATGAGCCCTTTAGTCGGCCAATGGCAGAAGGTGATCCTGAAAGTGATCGGTTAAGAAGTCCGTTAGATACTGCCTCAACGAGATCGGCTTCTGAAACGACTGAACCAGCAATATAAACGTTCACATCGCCGCCAGCGCTCACGCCTGCCGATGGAGTAGATGCAGCGATCATTTCTTGAACTGCTGGGCTGAAGACTCCTGAAGTATTACCGCCCGCAATAGAGACTGGAGCGGCTGGAGTGATGCCAGCAATGCGACGAGCCTGAGCCTCAATAGCATCGAGATATAACTTCCATGCCTCGAATGGGTTTTTAGCACTTGGTAAGTCTGCAAGATACTTACGAAGGCTTTCAGTCAATCCCTGAGCCTTGCCTAATTGCTCAGCTAGTTTAGAAGCCTCGACTGTGTTGCCGGTAAGGATCGCCAACTGTAGTTCAAGGCGAGTTCTTTCCTCGTCTGTAATCTTGCCCTTTAACGCTGCAATAATTCCAGCCTGTTGGATATCGAATAAAGTGCCAGCCTTCTGGAGCGCTGTCTGTTCTTTAACTGCCGCTGTCTGGGCTTTAGTGTTCTTAGTCTGTAGCGCAGTTGCTTTGGCCGCAGCTTTAGCGGCTGCTGCTTTGGCTAATTCAGCCTTAATAGCAGGCGTTAGCCCAGAAGTATCTTTACCGCGATTTAGTTCTGCCTGACCAAGCGCTCTAAAAGTTTTGAAATCTCCCGTAAGTAGCGCTTTTCCCTGACCAAGACCAACGCCAAAGCGACGGATAAAGGTTGCTAGTGCAGTAGAAGTCTTTTCAATAAGGCTAAGAGTGTTTTGTAATCCACCCTCACCACCGCCCCCAAGGGCTGCTAAGGCATCTAATAATCCGCCACCGATAACTTCTTTAGCGTTATTGGCAGCAACGGATAAGCGCTGAAGTGATCCTGAATAAGTATTAACAGCAATAGTGGCTTGACCACCGAATAAGTCGTTAATTCGTGTCTGTACTTCTTCAAAAGACATGGCTTTAAGTTGAGCCTGGGTTAATCCGATGCCGTATTTAGCAAGAGCACGAGTCTGCCCTACATAACCCTTGGAAAGATCGCCTGCGACCGTTACCACGTCTTGCCCACTGGCCGCCGAAAGGTCTAGCGCAGTGCGAAGCAATGACTGAGATTTAGCGACATCGCCAGTAGTAGTTAATAGGCGCTGAAAGGCTGGACGAAGTTGGTCATCAAGTACGCCGAATTGCTTTTCAAGATCAGCAATAAAGTTACGAATGGAAGGATCTGCAAAAGCAAGACCTAAGTTGTCTAATGATTGAGTTAATACGCGAGCGGCTTTATCGTCGGCTGCAAAGGCTTTAGCCGCATTGAATGAAGCGCGGCCTAAACGCTGAACGGTGAATAATCCTAGGTAAGATTTAGCAAGTGTTTTAACCTGGTTATTAAGTCCGATGGTTGATTTGGCTGCATCGCTGAAGGCTTTACGACCGACGAACTCGGCCGCGATATCTACTTTTACATTAGTTGCCATTAGTTGTATTTACCTGTCTTGGCGTTGAACTTAGCTGCTGCGCCTTCGAGTGCCTTAATAACCGCGCCTTGAGTTCTACCTTGATCTTCATTCCAAGCGCGAAAAATGCCTCGCCCTTGCATCTTGCCTACGCCTTTGCTTTGAGCATCTCCTCGATCTAAACGAGGTGAAAAATTTCCGCCCGGGTTCTTACGTCCAGCAGTTTCATAGATAGCGCCAGCAGCAGATTTATTGAGTAAGGATACGAGTGAACGCCAGCCTCGGTTATTAGGTCGGCTTGGCGAAGTCTTGTAAGTAATACCCTTCTTGGCGATCGAAGGGTTGTAGGTTGGGAAACGACCTTCATTAAAAGATCGAGCAGCCCAACCGCTTAAAGGTGACTCGGCTGGCATGTAGCCACGAGCCTTAGCTGCGATCGGCTTCAGCAAATTGCCAAGTTCTTTGTTTGTTTCTTTGGCTAGATCAGGTTCATATTGCTTTAGGGCTTTGCGGAGTTTATCTGCGCCTTTTACTTCTGTTGGCATCCGCTTGCTCCTTTGCTCTGTCCTTCAGGGCTTGTAATAAAGTCCTGAACATCGTGTGATCTAGTTCAATTAAAGTTTGGGGCGAGAGTCCTGTCTCAAGCGATAGTCTCGCTACGAGATAGGTGAAGGACTCCCGCGTTACTCCAAAGGGTCGTCATCGAGAACTTCGACTCGCGTCAATGTCTCAAGGAATGACTCTCCGAAGGGTTTTACGGTTTCACCCGACCGACGAATTGCTTCCCAGCAAAGCCAATAAACATCGCTCTGCTTTTCGTCATCCCTAAAGGCTTTGTGGAAGCCCTTCTTTGCATATTGCTCGAAGGCATACTCGATCGCCGGAGTGATCTGGTACTCATTAACGCTTCCGTCTGCCCTTGTTACCTTTAGTTTTGCCATTGTTTGCCCCTTAGTTATTTATTTAGAATGAGCCAGATGTGGCTACTGCAATTGTGCCAGATACTGTGAAAGTAATTGACTGAGTGCCAAGATCGCCGACTGCGCCGTTGATATCGGTTGTGTTGTTGACTAGGCATGTAGCTGTGTAAAGCGGGTTAGTCGCTGAGACGGCTGTGCCTTTAGTCTGCAATAGAACGATAGGAACGTTAGTTCCCCAAGCAGCTTGCAAAGTTGCTAGAACGTTTGCTGAGGCTGTGTCGTTTAGGAAGTCGATAGTGATAGATGATGCTTCCAAGCCCTTTACGAACTTGTGGCCGCTATCGCCCATTGCTGTAACTTCTAGTTCATCGAATGATCGGTTAATTGTTACTGAAGTAACGTGGTCAGAAAGATCAACTGAGTTAACCTTCACGCCTACGTTATTGCTTAGAAATACTGCCATTTAGGTTATTCCTCATCTTTCTTAGTTGCTGGTTTAGGTGCTGCTGGTGCTACCTGCCCGATCTTAATCAGGAAGGCTTCTTGCTCTTTTTCCCATTCGGACATGGTTTAACTCCAACTCGTTAGGACTGAGACTTGCATTGAGCAAGTCAGAAGATCGCCCGATGCAGCATTGAGAACGCTAGGCGCGCTCACATCTCCCACATTATAGACGATAGAAGAAGCTGCTAACTTGTTAAACATAGCCACCAGCATTTCTTCAATTCCATTAAGGTTGCCTTCGTTATCTAGCAAAGGCACGAACACGTTCAGATTAAAATTAGCAGTAGGCGCAATAGTGTTGCGGCTGTTGTTATTTGGTGTGACGTAAGGATCTGCCGGGCTAACCACGATGCTGTTAGCGATCGGAGTTGCTGGCGGGAATGAAAATACTGACCAAAGCGTGTTATCTACTAAGGCTGTGGCAATAGTGCCTCGAAGAGTTGATATGGCTGCGGTCATGGTTAGCCAACCATCGAACGCGGATCTAGATAAGGCGCAAGCAAGCCACGAACGCGAGCAAGTAAAGTGTTACCCATGCGGTAAGGGCTTGGAGCGTAACCGTCAACTGTAACGCCACCGCTCGAAGGCGCTTGGCGGCTTTGCCAGATATCGATCGAGATCATTAGCGCAGCTTCTTGGATCGCTGGGATCGTTGAATAGTCGATATAAGTCTCAGCAGCAGCTGTGCCATAAGGCGCAATCGCGTGATAAGGATTATCGCTTGTGTGTGAAGTAGTCACGCTGAAAGATCGATCGCCAACTGCCGTAATTGTTTTAGTACCGTTGTACTTTGTGCCAGCGTTGCTGATAGTTACTGACTGACCAACGTAAAACACGTCACGAATGTATTGATCAAAGTAAAGAGTTCCCTTTGTGCCGGTATTGCCATGAGCAATAATCGGCTGTTCGTTCTTCCATAGAAAGGGGATCAACACGTTATCTGCGGCGTCGCAGACTTCTTGCAGGGTCGCGTCAGCGTAGAGAGTGCCAACGCCAAGGGCGGTGCGTAACTCTGCGACTGTTGTGTACGACATTTGATCCTCTTTCTAAAGACTGGCGGCCTAGAAGGGCACTAGGCCGCCAGCGACTTAGTTGGCTTTAATTACGCCTTGTTGTTCTTGAATGCGCCAGCGCCGACCTTAGTAGCGATAGCACCAAAGCCGTAGTAACCGATAGTAATTGAACCAGCGGCTGTTGACTCTGCGCGAAGACGGTAGTTAGGTGACTCGTACCAGGTGTAAGCATCTGGGTTGACGATGAGGATTGAACCATCTGTGTCTGTGCCTGAAGCTGTGTTTGGTGTAACGAATAGATTGAGTCCTGCAACGTTGCCCTGAAGCGCTGTTGGAACTACTGATCCGCCTGCGTTCATAGGGTTAGATGCTGTGTAGATTGGACGGCCATTGTCGTTAAGAGTCATAATGTTTGACCACTGTGAAGTGTTAACAATCATGTTGCGAGCGAATGGATTTGGAAGTCCGAGAGTTGCGTTGTAAACAGATGCTGAACCGCGAGCAACAATTCCGAGCAATTCTGATGCTGTTGGATATGTTGTTGTAGTTGTGCCGTCTGCTGTTGCGCCAGTGATGATTGCTGCGTTAACCGCTGCATCTGTAGCCTTTGCGTAAGCTGCGCCCATGTTGCGGATTAGTTCATCAAAGAACGCTGGTGATGTGCGATCTAGCAATTCAACAGAGAATGTCTGTTGTCCGGCGTACTTCTTCACATCTACTGATAGGAATGAAGAAGTCTGATCTGTGTCTGAGAACGCTGCATCTTCAGCAGTCACTGCAACTGTTGGCATCTGTGTGATCTTTGGGATCTCGAAAGTCATGCCTGCATCTGGTAGAACGCCGCGTGAGATCGCTTCGATCGATGGACGGATTGTTGTACCAAGTGGGTTGATGATTTCCTGAAGTTGACGTGTTGGTACAAGACCAGCGTTGTCTGTTGTGTTATCCGCTGCAAGGATGTACTGACGAGCTGACTCATCACCTAGCGCTGCGCGGATTGTGTTTTCTGCATATTTCGCAGCTGTGATTTCAATGCGTGGCTTTGTGTAAGCCATTGCTGTTACAGCAGGGCGAGCAGCTTCAACCGCTTGAGCCTCAACTGTAGGTGTTGCTTCGACTGCTGAAGTGGTTTCTTCCACGGTGGCTGTCTCGCTTTCTGTTGGTTGGATGGTTTCAACGGTTTCATCTTCTGAAGCCGCTATATCGGTTACTGCCGCTGACTTGAATGCCGCTGCTTGTACCAAACTTACTTCGAGCAGGTCTGCGCTCGATACATGTAGCACGCCATTCTTAGGCTTTGCTGCATTAACCATAACTCCGACTGAAAGACCAGTACGGAGTTCTTCGCTGGCTTCGATGAGTGCATCTGTGCCGCGTGATGACTTAGAGACTTTGAAAGATGCAAAGATGCCGTCTTCTGTCTCGTTGAAGAATTGAGCGCGGCCGATAGGCTGCTTAGGGTCATGCTCGAGAAGGAGTTTGACTTTGCTAGTGTCGGCAATGTTAATCGCGCCGCGCTCAAAGACAACTGCGCCGGCGGATGTATTTCCAACCTCGCCATTAAAAGGCACGATCTTGCCAGAGATTGTGCGAGTAGCGCTATCGGCTACCAGTTCTGCCGAGAATGTAAGGATCTCGTTCATTGCATTCCACCATTTCCGTTAGGAGTTAGGTCAGTCATTTCCATAGCCTGATCCTGGGTAATTAGTTGAAGGTCTAGTAATTCGCGGATGATCTGCAACTCAACTAGCGGATCTGTGCGAAGGTAGTTCTTGTCTATATCAAAGCGAACTTCGTTTCCTCGTGCGGTGATATCGTCCATAGATAGACGATCCTCGATCGCTGAGATGAACGGCTGCAAAGATAAAGTTAGGAATTGTTTTCGTTCTTCAGTTACGTTCGCGTAAGTCATAGTCGTGTTTTGATCCGCGCTGACATAATAAGGTGGGACGTTGCAGAGGCGAGCAATCTCTGTAGCAAGGTTCTGGATGGCCTCGTTATACATCATGTCTTTAGGGCTAAAGCCAACTGTGTTGTACTCGAGAGTTGATGTTAAGTAAGCAGTAGAACGATTTTGGCGGGCATTCTTGAAAGCAGCTAATAATCCTTGAACTTCTGCCGGTGGCAAGTCTGCGCCTGTGTTCTTTAGGTAGCCAGTAGGCATAGGAGTCGCTGCTGCAATTACTGAGGCTTTCTGGACATCAAGAGCAGCACGAATAGTTGAAACGCCTGTGTTTAGAATGCCATCGCTTAGCGATTGGAATGTAATCAATGAACCAAGACCGTCATTAGGCACGGTCATGCCATCTACTGCATAAGACTTTACGAAGACGTTGTCTTTGTCCAGAGTTGCAGTTACACGAGAGTTAGCGATCCACTCAAAACGAGAAGGGCGGCCATCTTCCTGATAAGTCTCAACGACTTGCCAAAAGGCTTGACCGTAAAATAGTAGTGAGTCAACTGTGTAAGCAATAGTTACCGAGCGAGGCTGAT